ATTACCTACTGAATCAAGGATCATAATGAATGGAACTTTCTCTTCTTCGGGTAATTCATTGTATTCTTTTACAAATTTTGTCGACTCATGTCGAAATTGTTCTACAGTACCACAAGGAATGTAGAGCAGCCGATTTGTATCAATGCCACGATCAACAAACATATCAGATGTAAAAGCATTTTCTGTTTCATAATACATCACAAAGCCATCAGGATTGTTCTGCTGAAACTCTCTTGCAATTGATACACAAAAGAAAGATTTACCAATACCAGAATCAGAAGCAATTGCAATTGTTTTATTCTTAGGAATACCTTTGAATAGATCAGCAGACATGATTGCGTTTAGCATGTATGATCCAGTGTCAAGAAATTCATCACAATCACCAATCATACCTTGCTTACCTACAATCGTAGCCATTTCATTCTTCATCATCTTAGCATAGTTATTGAAAAAATTTGACATAGTATAACTCCTTTATGAAAATAAGTCCATCAGGTTTGCTTTTCGTTCATATGACCACTTGGTCGGTTCTAACATAATCTTGAGCGGAGATAAAAAAGACCTTTCTAGTTGAGTATTATAATCTATTTTTGAGTGTAAGTCAAGTTCTTTTGGCAATTTATTTGGAAAGGCAATCACATTTTCTTTTGTTTTGTTGTTCTTTATCAGGAAAATATACTTCGCCTTCGAGCCATCTTTGATATCTGAATAGTACATATCAATTTCTTTTCGCTGAATCCAGTGATTGTAATTGATTGCTGCACGAATATGCATTGGACATCCTAGCTTATACTGATTGCCTTCAATATGATACTTACGAATACCATTGACAGAAGTCGGCAAGGCAATCTCATCAGGTGGTAAACTTGTCCAATTCTTTCGAAACTTATCAACATATTCAATCAGTTCATCTTCTGAACCAGTCACAATGATCTGTGCGCAATCAGTCAAAGCCTTTCTTGCTGGTGCAGGTGTTGATGATTTAACTGCCTCAACACCGGTCATCTTCATTTCAGGCTCTGCATAATCAACACCTTCCATATGAACAATCGACATGATATATTTCTTCTTGGCGATGAAGACACCAGAGCCAACTGCTTCCATTTTCATATCAAGTACAGGATCATGAACATTCAAATAATCATTAAACTCTACGATTGCATCATTGATTACATCAGTTAACTTTGAATAGCCAACTTTCTTTACAAATTCATATTGTTGTTCTTTTGTTTTGTTATGTGCAAACTTCTTGACCATACCACTGAGGTCAAAATAACATGAATCAGTATCCATATAAACAGTATAGTCACGATTTGCTGTCTCAAGAATCTTATTCAGATATTGATTAACACGTTGTTCTACAAAACGGTTTGCTGCTTGACCAGATAACGTTACTGCTTCAGACAAACGTATATCATAGAAACGGAAATACTTGAGACCGCAGATACCATAGAAAGAGTTTGCAGCAACTTTTGCAACTAGTTGCATGTTGAACAATGCCTTTGCCTTCTTTTCAAGATTGGCAATTTCATCAGCAGGTGCATTTTCAGTTTTCAGTTTCTCAATCTCCTGCTTTGTTGTGATCATATCCTTCTTGGCATTTTTTCTCAAGTCAAGCATTCGTTTGACAAGTGCAGGTATGAAGCCAGTATGCTTACGAGAGAATCTTGCACCGTTTGTTGCTACTGTTAAGTCACGTTCTTTTTCTTCAGACAAATCAAGTGTCTTGTTCAATATAGAAACAATATCAACATCTTCACGCATATCAACAATTGTTTCTGGTGATATATTGAATGTTCTTAGAATGTATGGATACAGTGAAGTGAAATCAAATGATACAAGGAAGTCATGCTTACCTACAATTGGATTCTTAACATAGGCGCCTTCAAACTTCTCGGACTTTTCGTTTACTTTCTTATCAATTGGTGAGACAATAAAATTCTCATAAAGATAATTATGAATAATATTTTCCCAGTATCGCATAGGACTGAAGATATCTTCAAAGTTAACTTTTGAGAAATAGGCAAGTGATAGAGATATCTCCATCAACTTCAAACGGTCATCAAGCCTTTCAACAAGTTCTGTATCTTTGATATTATAATCCATGAAAAGTTCAAAGTCCTTTTCATATAGATCAAACAAGTTATCATAATCAGAAACATCTTCTTTTCGTTCATTCAATTCAACTTGTGCAATATAATCAAGTTTATAACTCTCACGATTCTTGAATGTGAACTTCTTATAGACTGCAAGATAATCTAATTGAGAGATGCCTGATATTTTATACTGAACTTCTTTGTTTCCAAAATCATTCTTTCTCTCAACAGAAAACACACGATGAAATGGTGAAAGCTTGCGAAGAAACTTTTCACCAAAGATACTTTCAATTCTTCGACAGATGTATGGTATATCAAAGCTATTTGAATTCCAGCCAGAGATGATATCAATTTCAGATGAAGACCATAAGTCGACAAATTCCATCAACAGTTTTTCTTCTGAATCAAACAGATAAACTTCAACATCATCTTTCTTGCTCTCATATGTAACATCGTCATAAGTCAAGCCAAAGGCGTGTGTCTTACCATGTATACGAAATGAAATAGCATTGATAGGAAACTTCGCCTCTGCTGGCTCAGGAAATGTACCATCAGTGAACACCTCAATATCAAGATAGGCGATGTTCACATATTTTGATTCAAATTCAATATGACCATCAAAGTTCTTTGCAATGAATTCAAACTCAGGTTTTGGATTGCCACAAATTGTGTAACCCTCAATGCCTCGGCTTGCAGCAACTTTTTCTCTCGCAACTTTTGCAGATTCAACTTCAACTGGTCGGAAGGTTTTACCATACAAATCACGAAACTCACCTTTAGGACTTGGTATGAAAAGTTCTGGTGTAAAGGCAAAATCGTTTTGTTTTCTCACGCCATTCTCAATATATCGCATATGAATACGATTATTGATCAAGGATACATTAGTATAGAACATTAATTTTTCCTTGCAAGTATATGTGGTTGTAGTACATCAAGACCTAAAGACTTGAACATCTTGACGTTTCTGTTGTCATCATCAATGACTAGAAAAACATCATATTGATCTTGAATTTTTTCTTTGTACATTTTTTCTTTGAAGATTGAAGTACGACCTCTCTGATCTTCCAGGTCCTTCATGATCAAAGTATACTTGAAATTGAAGTGTTTGTCAAGCCATTTTTTTGTATGTTCTCGACAACTTTCATTTCGTCCGGTGAGAAAGATGGGATAATATTCTGAAACTTTTACAAGTCCATTGATGAGATGAACCATTGGAACTATAGGCAAATCGTTTAAAACCTTTTCACTGAAATCATAAGGATCACGATGATGGTTATCTGCCACTGTGAGATCAATATCAATTATGATTGCCTGTGGTAATTTCATATATTCCTTTTTATAAGATTTTGTATTGTATATCTGCTTTCTTTAAATTCCTTTTGAAGTGTTGAATGATTGTTGGTGCAGGTATCCATTTCTTTCTGTAGTTGTCCATAGCCTGCTGTGGAACATTATGTACAGAGGTTCCGTGATACTCCGGTTGATAAATTGTAATTTTTAGATCATCTAGGTTCGGATCAATTCTTGGAAAGTCAGCAAGTAGTGTTGTGTTTGCAATCTGCGGTTCAGCAACCCACCACATTCTGTTTGCTGATATTGGATCACTATAATTCACCAAAGTTGACGCATGATTCTTTGTGCTTGAATTGACTGTTTGAAAACAATTCGCACGAAGGTCAACATTTGATGTATTTGAATTCGCAACAAAAGTATTTGCTGTGAGATTTACCGCTAAAACATTTTGCTGAAGAACACGAATGTATGGTACAAAGTCACGAATGGCAACAAATGTATTTGAAAATATAACTGTTTGATTAAATGCAAGATAACCAAAACCGCTTGTAAGGCATTGATTGTGTGCATAGCCAAGTTTTCGAATATCAAATTTATAGTTACCGTGTTGGTCAACCATAAATTGATCTGCTTCAAAAAACTTTGAATTATATTCTTGTGCAAGTTTTGCGGCTAGGGTTGTTTTTCCTGAACCGGGCAAACCTCTTATGAATATAATATGTTTCATAGTGTGTCATCTGGATGTTTGTATGTAGATACATAAGAATATCTACGAATATTATCAATGCATCCATTTCCACGATGTCTTATTTGTCCACTAAACACAACAACATCTCCATTTCTTGGAAGTGTACCAACCATATGTGTTTTACTTGGTAATAGAAATTCAGTTTCTCCACGAGAATTATATAAATCAAAATCAACTCTATCAATAACATAGGGTGTTAGTGTTGTCAAAATTCCACCATCTTTATGTAATATTGGATTTTCGTGTGATTGAAACCAATTAATTAAATTTTGAATTAAATTTTCTTTATAGTTACTAGTATTTATTGGAAAATTAGGAAAATCATTATTCAAAAATTCTAATATTGTATGATCAATTTCAGTCAGCATAAGTAAAAAATCTTTAAAAGCTGGAAACTCCTTTTCTGCTGATTGTAAATATCGTTGTTGTCTTGACTTTTCTTTAAAATTGTCAAAATTAAAAACAGCGCCAGTTGGTTTTTTAAATGTTTCTTTATCAAAATGGTCATAATACCATAATAATTTTTTTGATATTTCGGAAACTTCTGTCAATAATTCAGGAGCAAAGACATTATGATACACAATAAGATGAAATGGAAATTCATTATAATATGCTTCGTTTTCATCCTTTTCAATTATAATAGTTCCACGATCTAAAAATTTTTTCATAAGCAATTTCTAAGTGCAGTTCGCACTCCTTCAAAAGTTGTTGGATGGTAGAATGGAAGTTTAAGCATTTGGTCAACAGTCATACCGGCACCTAATGCCCATGATAAAGTATGTGCAAAATGTTCAGCATCTGGACAAATCATTTCTGAACCCAAAAATAAATTAGTTTTTTTATCTGCATATACTTTTATTACTCCAGAATTTTTATGCAAAATTCGTGAGCGACCTTGATCTTCAAATGATGCTACACCAATTTTAACATCATCTAAGTAATCCTGTAATTGACTATATGAATATCCAACTGTTGCTATACCAGGATTTGTAAATGTTATCGTTACTGGAGGTCCCATATAACGTTTTTGAATCGGTTCATCATTAAGTACTCGAATTATATTTTCAGCCGCCGCTCTACCTTCATCGGCAGCATCATGTAACAAAGGTCTTTGACCTGTACAATCACCAGCAATTAAAATATTTACTGGTTCATTTTGGTCATTTAAACAAAACATTGTTTCTGCATCAAAATTAGGCAATTCATCTGTAAGACCAACTCCGGCGTTTTGCAATTTCAATATACTAATATTTGGTCTTCTACCACTAGCCACTAATGTAGCATCTGAAAAAAGTTTTAAACCTTCAACATCAGATTCGTCATCCGCTACTTTAGCATCATTAACATCTTGATTATCAAGGTCTTTATAAAATATCCAATTTATATATTCGCCATTTGCCTCAAGTGTTGATTTATATTTTTTTATTTCTGAATTTGGATAAAAGTTTTGAAATTTATTTTTAAATAATTCTTTTGCATAGCTTGAAATGTCAGGATCTGTTAAATTTGAGATTTGGTTGTTTCTTCCAAAAATTGTAGTGTGTATTCCCAATTCATCAAAAGCTTGTCCTAATTCAAGACCAATCACACCTGAACCTATTACTGAGATGTGTTCTTCTGCTCTAAATTTTCGGTCAAAAATGTTATCACTTGTGAATAAACTTCCTTGGTATATAAAATCGTCATCACTTTGTCTATTTTTTTGTGATATTTCAAACTCTCTGGGAATTGATGGTTGTGAACCAGTTGCTACAAGATAGAATTTTGCATGTATTTTTATACCGCTAAAAGTACTTAATACACCATCATCATCAAAATAAACTACCTTTTTTAAAATTTCGTTTTTTGGTATTGTATCAACATAATCAGTTGTAAACTTTACAAAACGATCTCTTTCTGTTCTCACTCTTTCAAATATTCGATCAAAGTCTGGTTTGATCATTGATTCAAATCCAAAATTATAACTTGATTTTAAATCATGCATTCTCTCTGCTGCTGAAATAAGTAATTTACTTGGCATACAACCAACTCGAGCACAAGTTGTACCAAATTGACCTTTTTCAATTAGCAATACTGATAAACCTTCATTTTTTAAAATTTTATATGCAGTCATGCCAGAAGTACCAGCACCAATAATAGCAACATCAACATTATATTCTCTCTGCATTATAACTCCTTACAACTTTTTGGTGTGATGATTGTGTGTACATTTGTATATTCTTGTCCAAGATTATTTGCTAGACGACTATAGTCTTGCATCATGTGTTCAAGATTTGTATACTCAAATGCAATTTGCTCAGTTGTTAATTGAAAACGAATATACATTTCATGTTCATCTTGATAAGGATCAATACAAACAAGATATTCTGTATTGATAATTCTTTCCCATGATCCTTGATCAAATGTTGCTGTAATTCGGTGAAACATAATACTCCTTAATTAAAATATACTCATTAAATCTTTTTTATTGTACAATGGTAATTTCTCACCAAATACCCAGATTGGTTCTGTATAGGTACCATTGTTGACATTTTCAATATTCATTAGTCTTGACAATTGAAAACCAATCATACCACGAAACTCATCACGATATCGATCTACCATTGGATCACAAATGAATACTCGATTCTTTTGTGCATCTGTGCCAATGTCTGTAATGTTTACAAGTGTTGATCTTGATTTAGGCATAATATTATCAAGCACAACATAAAGAAATCCGTTTAGCCATTCGTTGTCAGATGAGTAACGGTTCCAAGATTGATTTGATTCTTTTGCGGAATCCTTGGCGTATAGCTCACGATTGAAATATGGAGGCGAAGAAAAAGTTATATCAATATTTGGTAAATCTTTATATGGTAAATCTTCCGCGGGTAAATTATATATGCGAACATTTTTCTTACCACGAATTTCAAAGTATTCATCACCTTCATGAAGAATATCACCTTTCTTTCCTAACCAGCTTTCATACTGTAAACACATTTCTTTGTATATCTCAAACATCTTTTCATTTGGGTCTGTACCTATATATGTACTTTTATTTGATAGATAAAATCCTGTCAAACGGTCACCCCAGCCACATGAGATATCAAAGATAGTTTCACCAGGAAATAAATTATAAATGTTCTTTGCCGTGTTGACATTGAATTGTGCAGCAACTTGACCGGCATAGCTAAAAACTTTTTTCAAGTCAGCTTCTGACATGCTCTTTGAAGGCAATCTTCTTAGAACATCAACAAATCTTGACACACCTTTTTCTGTAGTCCAGAGATGTACAGTGCTTTCACGATCAAGAACCTCACAGAGCATTCTCTCAGATTGAGCAAAATAATTTGAAATCTTATTTGCTGTTGTATTCTGAGGAAAATAGCCTAGAGTGTGTTCATCATAATCATACTTATAAGGATGTGTTGAGAGGCGATGCATCAACGGACTATTCATATCACTTTCATGAATAAATGGTGAAATAGTTTTTGTTGAAAATCGCCAGAACAAATCTTTGATATCGGCCAATTCAATCGGTGTACGAGGCATTGGCA